CTTCACCTTTAAGAACTTCAAGCAACACTGCTTTAGCTTCAGGTGATTTAAGTAATTCAATCACTGTATCTTTGAAATCAGGTAATGCTTTGATTTCAGTCCAGTAATCTGCAGCTGCTTTTGGTGCATCTACAAATTTAGCTAAGTCTGCTTCAATCACAGAATCATCGGATAACGTTAATTTTAATTTGTTATCTTCAGTTAATTCAGCACCTTTTAATTTCACATCAACTGCTTGAGCTGGTAATGCAACTAACTCATCTAAACCATCAGTATTAGTTACTTTTAATTTACCATCTTCTACAGCGATTGCTTTGATTACAGTTTGAGCTGCAGGTAAAGCCACTTCACCTTTTAAACCATCATCGGTACGGGTGAATTTAACGTTACCGGAGTTATCCGGTTTAACTTCAAGACGGTCGTCTACTACTACGGTTGTTTTACCAACTTCAGGTTTTTCAAAAAATTGAATAACTGCCATTTTATATTTTCCTATTTTAAGGGTTGTTGAGAATGTAGCCCCGAAGGGCTACGGTTTATAAGTGGTCTAAATCTGTTTCAAGATTAGTGATTGGTGCGGCTTCAGTATCACCTGCAACATCAGCAGGGTATGCTTTAAAGCGTACTGTACCTGCGAAGTTAGCGACATCAATAAGGTCTGACTTACGCACGAACGCAGTGGTATCAACTCTGTCACCTGCAGGTGCATCTTCAAGAGCTTTCACACGTGCAGCTAACGCAGTGTCGTCGTACACTGTATCTTTATCTTCTTTACTTTCAAGAGCTGCGATACGACCGATTAAAGACTCAGGATTAAATACTGTATCTTTATCTTCTTTCGCTTCTAATGCTGTTACTTTCTCTTGTAACTTAGCAATAGAATCTTTTAAAGATTTAATTAAAGCTACATCTGCAGGGTTAGCACCTGTACCATCGCCACATACACAAGGGTCTAATACACTCATGTCTGCTTTGAAGAATGTGCAATCGTCAAGAGCAATAATAAGACTGTCACCAGCTTTAGAAATGCTCACAACTTTACGTTCATCGCACTGGTTGGTAGGGCGGTTTACACCGCCACAAGTTGAACAACCAGCACCTAATCTACGGCTTCCTAAGTTCATTTATTACTCCTCTACAATAACTTGAATGTATTGAGTGTTCACGCTGTCAGTTGCTTTTGCGTCTGCAGCTACCGTAATAGTGTCGTTGGTAATTGTTGTTTTACCGCGTACCTGTGTTACAGCGTAGTTGTCTGTACTGGTGTACTTCAACGACGCAGCGGTGCCAGCGCGCACGGTAACAACAAGTTTGTCGACGACCTTAGCTGGTTCAGAGCGGGATACATCAAGTGAGACATAGGTATCTTTATCATACGAATCAGTTGATGGAATTACTTGCGCAGAGTTTTTGTTTGGAATAGAAAGATACTCTACTCCTTTCGCATAGCGCCACTGTTTAGTAATTGCGGTAGTAGCTCCGACCAACTCTGAAGTAGTGATTGCTAGACCTTTAGGCGGTAAAACAGCGAAGACTGAATAGCTCTGCCATTTACAATTATTGCCTACTGGTCTACAGGAGAACGCGAATGATAATACGTCGGCTGTTATTTCTAGAATACCATCTTGAAATGTGTATCCACCAGCACCACGTTTAGGGAAGTCGTGGTCGCCTACAATACGACAGCCATCATCGCCGGAAACAAGGTTTGATGCGGTGGTGTTACCGTTTACGATTGCCGCTTGTCCTCTACAATCTACGATGCTGTACCCAACCACTGTGCTAGCCCCATCTAATCTAATTCGTAGTCCTTTAAGAGTGTTACGACGACTAAAAATGTTACTTGCTCCTAATTGGTCAATGGTGTACACGGTACGTTGAACACCGCCGATATCACTTTTGCCAGCGGATTTAAGTTGTTGCAACACAACATTACTGTCAAGCTCAGTCGCAGTAATAAGCGGACAATCTACACTCGGTACATATGTAGGGTCAGATTTAGTACGAGCATTTAAAATTAATGTCGCATTGTTGTTGCCTAAATCTTTATCTAATGCAGAGTTAGGGTTTACTGCAGCGGTAAACTGGTAGTTACCTAACACCTTAGGAACAACAGTGTATTTAACTTTAACAGTGCCGCCTTTTTTAAGACCACGAATGTTATAAGTTAGGTTGTTTACTTGTTCTACTTCATCTGCTTCAGATTTAGTGAATGTAACATCTTTAATCTCGTAATCCTCAGTATTAGCTGGACCTACGATATTTAAGTTTGTTAATTCATTCTTACCTTCACCAGTGTTAGATACAGTTACAACAACTTTATATTCTTCATTAGTAAAGCTATTAGTTTTGTCAGCTGTAATACCCACGCCAATCTCTTGGAAGATTGAGTCAAATGCAGCTAGACGCACACACTCACCGTCTTGTTTTGCGAGTAATACAGTGCCTTTCTTCCATGGTTTTTCAGGTAATGCATCAATTGCTGCACAGTCTAAACCACCTTTGGCAATAGCACCGTACTTGCCATCAGGACCTTTAACAATGGTGTCATTGAACTCTAACTTAATAGGGTTTGTTGTAGAACCGTCACCTTCGATTGCACCTGCTGTAGATACGAGAATTGGTTTGGATGGTAGATTTAACTCATACATCCAGTCACCCCATGCATTTGCATCTTTTACTGAACCATCAGGATTCATACCCGATTCATTAGAACGCGTCCAACCTGATTGTTTACCATCAGTTGTGCTTGTGTATAGATACTGCGTAATCTCTGCATCTGTTGCAATCTGCCAACCATTAAAGTCTAGGTCTACGCCTTCAGGCACTTTAGTTTCATTTACGATAGCCTCCGATGAAGCTACATCAGTCTTGCCTAGTTGAACAGGTGCACCTTTAGCGGTTGATTCATCGCCAGCTTTGAACTTACCATAAAAACAGGTAATACCTAGTTTTTTAAGTGTGCCTTCTGATGTGTCTAAACCATCTAAGCTTGTGACTTTCGCACAAGGTGCAACTGTTGATAACTTACCGTTTTTATATACAACTGTTGCATTGTCAACATAATCGTTTAAGTCCACCTCGAACTTAGCGATGTCATCTCTACGTTTAATGCCGCGACCTAAATCAAAAGGTGCGACAACTGGTACTTTTTTAATTGCCATAATTTATCTATCTCCGTACTTTACAGTCTGTCATCAGGATATACTTGTGTTGGCATATCTTCACACCTGTGCTCATATGCGTATGCTAAAGGTACAGTCTCAAATGCATTAGTTAATACAACATCTGCACATCTATGCCCTCTAACTTCTACTTTAGTACCATCCGAGTTGGTAACACGCATGTCGATTTCATTAACCATTTCTGCTACGGTAGGTTTAGTTACTACTGGAAGTGTAACATCGCCATACTTAATTGAACCAACACCCTTGTCGGTATTTGTAAGTTCAACAGGTGTCACAGTCGGCATAGGAATGTCAAACTGCTTAACTTCACCAGCTGCATTTGTTACATGTAATTTATCACCTTCGATTTTTACATCTAACACACCCGGATTAATCGCTAATAACTCTTTACCGTCTTTAGCTACACTATAAACACCATCATCTTTTTTAGTGAACGTGTACTCTACAGGCTCAGGAATATCGAGTTTAATCTCATAGCTGTCGCCATTTGTAGTCGTAAATTTAGCGATTTTAGTTTTAGCATCGTAAGTCACGCTGTTTAACACACCATCAGTTAATCGTGCTGTGGTATCTAATACAGTACCGTCAGACATGAGTAACGAGATTTTATGTGAACCATTTTCTTGTTTCTCAACGGTCAATGCTTCAGGTTTAACTAAGCAAATGTCACCGTTAGTGATTAATTGACATACTGCATCGCCTAATAAGTCACACGTGAGAACACGTGAATCACGCCATAAGCGTTTGTCAGTACAATCCACTAAACCTTCTTGCAATTTACCTTCATCAATTAACTGACGAATAATGTCCTTCACAATCAGGTGTAGTGAGCTAAGGTCAGTCCCACATTTTGTGCAACCCATTATTTACTCCTTACTTGTATTCTTCTCTAATGGCTTCAGCGATAGCTTTTGCAACTAACCAGCGTTTTTCCATTAGAACCTTCATCTCTGTAAAGTTAGTGATAAAGCCTAACTCTACAATTAAACCGCCAGCAGAAACAAACGCAAGGCGCTTATGCTGACCGGAATCTTCAGGCTTCCAGCCTTCATCGCCACGAAGCACCGACTCTGTTACAGACTGAACTGCTTTCGCAATTCGCTGAGAGATACGCTTGCGATTATCACGCGACAGCACTTCAATCCCTCTTGCAGTCTTATTCGTACTTGCGTTTAAGTGAAACTCAACTGCAAGGTCTGAACCCGGAATTAGTCGTACAGCTTGTGCAAGTGGTGCGTTTACACGACCTTCGCCATCTGTTACAACATCGAAGCCCCAATTACGTAGATAATACGCAACATAGTTACGCATATCTGCTGCATAGTCAGCTTCTTTATAACCATCGGACACTGCACCCGGGTCGGTGTTAGAGTGTCCTGCTGTAATCACAATACGTGTCAAAATAGTAGTCCTACGGTTAGTCCAATAACAACACCTACAGCGATGCCACGCCACAAGGCACAGCACCAGCAGTAAGTCTTAAATTCATCAACTTCGCGAGTATCAACGGTAATCTCAGCACTTTTATATACTTTGACTAGCCACTCTGATAACTTGCCAATGGGTGAGGTGTCGTAGCAGAACACCTCTTTTAATTTACTCATCAATGTCATCCTCGAGTTCTTCAAACAATTCTAACATGTCTCCATACGCCTTGCGTCTCTCCGCTCCCATAATGTCTAGTGCGTTATCTGCTTCTAACATTGCATCTACATCACCAGCCTGTTGTGCAGAGATTTTCTGACGCATCGCTCCTGCGAATGTCATACCGTTATAACTGATGCCACGCTCGAGTTTGTCGAGCTGTTTTTCTAACGCAACAAGTTTATTCCATCGTGGGTCAGCTTGCAAGTCTGCCTTACTTTTCACCATGTTATAACCGTCTGTGCCACGTGATAATTCTGATTTTAAGTCAGCCACTTTTTCAGCAACTTCTTTTTTCAATGCTTGATTATCATAGCGAGGGATAAATCCATTCAAGAACACTTTACCAAATGTCTCCGCTGCACCTTCTCCGCTCTCGTAGCCACGGATTAATTTTAACATAGCCGAGCCCACACCGCCGAGAGATTGTTGGAACATATGTGTAATTTCTGACGATGACACATCAAGTCCAATTCTGCTCAACTGTAACGCGAGTTCTTTTGCAACATACGGGTCTGAAATTTTAGACTTCATCCAGTCAGGTGCATCTTTAATACGTGAGCCATCTGCACGGTATGCATATTCATTCACAATACGATTGCCGAATGAGTCACGGTTTAAGATGTTCTGCATGAACGGTTGCAATACTGTTGGGAACGCACCTACTACTAAATCATCACCACGTGTCATATCTTCACCGAACTGTAATGGTACGAACACTTGGAAGATATTATTTGCAACAGAACGCACTGCATCTGACATCTCAATATCACCTTGTGCACCGTAGTGCATTGCACGTGCAAGTGATGTCACCCAACGGAGCTCGTGTGGCATCTGAATACATGCTGACATTCCCATGCAGAGAGATGACTCGGTGAGTTTAACTCTCGCACCCATTTTCTTGCCATCTTCGTCATCACCTAACTCGCCATCTACTGCAGCAAGTGACGCAAGTGAAAGTGCAAAAATCATCGCTGCTGCTTTCACACCGTGTGTGCCGTGAGATGGGTCGAACATGTGGACGAATGTACGTGCACCGACCATACCTGCGTTGAAGAACATATAAAGCGAACGTAGTGTTGTTGCACCGCCTTTGATTTCAAAGTTACCTGTGATGTTCTTAGAGCCATTGATTGCCTGTTTCTTAATTTCAGGGTTAGCTTCTAAGAATGATACAAGCGACTTCGCATCTGCGAACTTGTGTCCAGCTTTGTGCTCTACAAACTCCATGAATGATGCAAAACGAACGCTATCTTCAAGAGCATGTGAGATTTCACTAATTTTCTGAACGCCTTTCTTCGCTGTGTTCACCGCCATATCTTTAGCGGTTAAACCTTGCTTAAATGTGTTGTCTGCAAGCCAGCTGTTGTATTCTTCAAAGTCCATGCGGGCGTTCATTACAACACCGCCACCATAGCGTTTAAAGATGTCATACTGCCACTGACGGTTGCCTGTCCATTTACCTTTTAAGATTGCAGGTAATGATGACACAGCACGTTTAACTACAAGCGGAGCAAGTCTCGCTGCTTCTGCATCAGTTAATACTTGTTTACCGTTCATTGAGCGGTATGCTGCTTGCATGTTCACTACTGCAGTTGCAAGGTCACGTGCATAGGCAACTGGTAAGAATCCCGGTGATAATGTTGTACGTACGGTAGACATAAAGCGAGTAATATTACCTAGCACTTTCCAAATTGCCGCTCTATCTTCCCAATTACGGGTTGAGCGATATGCTCTTTGGATTGTCGGGTCTTTAATGGTAAGTGTGTACGGAATACCATTTTTAAACACTGTCCATGAAGTACCGTCAGACATATTAGGTGCTCGCCATTGCATACCGATTGAGTCGTTCTTACCTACGAACTGAGTTTGGTTCACAGTAAATAATGAACCGAGTCCATATTCTTGACCTGCTTCTAACAAGTATTGGTTCTCACGTTGGCGTAATGCATACGCCACACGCATGTCTGCATGAGCATAGTAGTTAGTAAACGGGTCTTTCGCAGTTGTTGTACGACCACGAGCCATCTTGTTAAAGGCTGTCTCTTTGTCCCATTCATTCTTCAACGGAGCATAGAACACGCCTTTACGCTGTTCATATGTCTCAGTCGAAATTACACCGCTTGCATACTCTAAGTCAGTTAATGTGTCATTCTGTGCAATCCACATTTTAATGAACTCATCAACTTGACGGCTTTGCTCAACATCGAGACTTGCGAAGAATTTAGAACCATCTTCATCGGCAACTTTATTACCGTTCTTATCGGTAAATTTAAAGCCTGACACGTGGTTCGTATCACGCCAGTGTTCACCTGTATATGGGTTAATACCGCCCGGATTTTCAGCGAACTGACGAGAACGCTCACGTGCCATTGCTGCATACACAACATCTGAGGTAAATTCTTTTGTCCAACCTAACTTCTCAACATAATCTGTGATGAGTTTTTTATGGTCTAGACCAGTTAATTTACCAATGCCACTCTCGGTCATGTAGTTGTTGTATTCTGCACGGATAATATTCGCTTCATTCTGTAAGTCTAAAGGCACATTATCTTTACCATATTTAGCCACAGCCATGCGGGTTGCCCACGTTAGCATCACATCACGGTCTTGCGTGTAATACTCTAACTTCATCGCAACGCCAACTGCATTATCTAAGAAATTATCTGCGGCTTCTTGACCTGAGATTGTCGCCATCCAGTCACGCAATTTAAGTAAGGTTTTTGCTAGTGCTGGGTGTAATGCCCATACCTTTTCAATTTGTTCATTTACGTGTTTAGTAATGCGTGTATTACCATTACGGTTCAACACCATATAATCTAAGCCATTTACACGGTCTGCGAGTTGAGAGATTGTTAATCCATCTTCTTGCACCCACTCAGCTAGATTACTTGGGTTGCGATATGACAAGCTCCATGTGTCACGGAGGTTACCATTTTCATCTACTTCACGATATGCGCTGGCTTCTGCTACAGCTGGTCCTTCGACACCTGTTCTGCGTTTAAACTGGTAGTATTGAATACCTTTCTCATGGTCTAAGATGAAACGTGTTTTATCAACAACTTCATCTGACACCTTGCTACTTTTAAGCAGTGATGTGCCATTGCTTACTGCTCTGTATGGAACAGAAGATAATAACTTCATTCCATCTTCGATGAATTTAGCTACCGCATCTACATCGGTTTTACGAGAGAATCCTAAGAACTCTGCAATTTTACGTAATAACTGACGCACTCTGCCTTTCGCTATGTGTAAATTAACGCCATCAGCTTGTGATACTGCATCTGCAACTGCTCGTCTGAATGGGTCAGATGAGAACATCTCTGATGCAAATTCAGATAATGCATGGTGTGAGTTTTCATCAAATGACAAGCCATATGGCATGACAGAACCATCTTCTGCTTGCACTTTAGCAACTTCTGAATATCGTGGGTGATTAAATACATCACTACCACGCACTTTATTCATCAGAGCTTCCATGTCAGTCAATAGGCTTAAATCTTGCTCAGTTAAACCGAAGTCAGCAGGTGTAACTTGTCTACCTTGAATACGTGCTTGTTTAAAGTTGCTGTAAGCGAACGCACGTTTATTTAAAAATGCATGTGTTGCCTCGTGTACGAGCGTATGTGCTTGGTCATTAAATGTCATGCCGTCACGCAGATATACGGTAGCAGTTGTGCCATCATATGCACCTTGCGAACCTTCACCATAACGTGCGTTCATTTCTTCGTCTGACAATACACGGAACTCAACTTCATTATCCATCGCAAGTTGTTTAATGCGACCGATAACACGTGCTGAAATCTCAGATGGTGTAAACTGTGACTCAATGTGCTCTAATGCCTGTGAAAGCTTGTTGGTGTTACGGAGTGTCGCACTTGATAACTTACCTAAGTTCTCATTCGCCATATCCGCACGGAGATTAGATACTACTGGAGACTGATGACCGTCTGTCATTAAGTAGATGTCTAACTCATGTTTAAAGGCTGTCATCGCAAATGCTTCTTGCGGTGTGATATTGTCAGACTCGCTGTTCACATATTCATTAATACTTGCACTTACTTTAGCGAGGGATTCTCTACCATATGTGCGAGTAAATGTGTTGAACTGGTCCATGTCATTACGAGATTTAACACCGAACGCATCTAACAATTCATTCATGTGCCCACGAATTTGGCGTTGAATCTCAGGCGAGCGTGTACCGTACATAATTGTGGCTAGTTCGGCATCACTTTTTACCATGATGCCTTTTAACAAGTCTGCTGACCAATCTTTAAAATAACTAGGCGACAATTTAGCACTTCCGACGTTGAGAATGTCTAAGAGGTCGAACGCTTGGTTTCTGCGTTTGCCTTTCGCATTTGTCGCCCCTTTGAAGGGGCTTGCGACTTTCCCGTGAAGTCCTCCACAGGTTTAAGACTATTTACTTTTGTCGCTGCATCAATAGCACGTTTGCCAGCTTGTTTCATCACACCTACTGGTGTACCAGTTGAGACTGCAGATAAGATTGCATTTGCTTTCTCTTGTAATTCAGGTGGCATGTTTCTGCGAAGTGAGCTGATGCCTTCAACGCTTGCACGTAAATTTTTAATATCTACGGTATCAGTCACGCCAACTTCTTTGAAGAAATCTTCAATCTCTGCTTTAACTGTCGCACGTTCTTGTGGTGTCCACCATAAGCCATCGTTCTCAGGTAAACGGTCTTTAACACGTTTGTAGTTGTTAGACAGTTTATTAGGGCGATACTCTGTGAATAATGTATCTAAGTCAGCGTTGTAAGCGGTTGCTTTTGCTTCTGCGTCTGACATACCTTTCTGTTTTAAACGGCTTGCGTAGGCTTCTTGCATATCTTTAACAAGAGCATTGTCCTGTTCAATACGCACTTTAACTTCTTGCTGTTCAGCACGAGTTAAGTTTTTAACTGCTTGTGCACGGGCAATTCTAGAAACAAGATTATCTAACTTACCGTCACGAGATTGAACTAAACCATTTAGTTCTGCTTCTTGTGCGAGTCTGTCAGCTTCTTCTTGTTTTCTAGCCGCTTCTTGTGCGAGACGCTCTTTATTCTTAGCATCTGCAAGTGCTGCTTTCTCAGCTGCAACTTTAGCTGCTTGAGCTTCTTTCTCAGCTTGTTGTTGTGCTTTAGCATCTAACTTCGCTTGTTCAGCTAACTGTTGCTGACGAGCATCCCATGCTTTCTCAGCTTGCTTAACTTTTGCAAGAGCTGAACGTAATGCACCTTCATTACCTACATCTGCTGCACGTTTAAGTGCTGTCTCAGCGTCAGAGATGATGAATGGGTCATTCACTTCTGCACGTAATCGAGTTAAGCGGGTATCAGCATCATCATAGACAGCTTGTGCAGATTGTGTTAATTCATCTGCTCGGTAGTCCATGTGCTTGTCTAAGTTGTGGTTAAATACAACCTTGCCGTTCTTCTGTGTACGTGTGAACTGCTCAGGCATAGTATCTACGCCCATTTGTTTTAGAAGATTAGCTTTCGCACGTAATGTTCGATTACCGTCGCCCCATGTGTTAGCTAAGATGTCACGTTGCTCATCAGTTAATTCTTCTGAGTTTACCAGTGCTTCATATTGAGAGTTTAAATAGTCATCATATTCTCTACGTGCACGGTTGGTGTTCACCTCATTGCTGTCAATAGCAGATGCACCGAACTCGGTACGCAAGTTGTTGAGCTCATCATCTGCTTCTGCGGTACGTGCTGCGTTGTTTAATGCTTGTTCATATTCTGCGGTACGTGCGGCTTGTTCTGCTTCTTCAGCTTGTTGTGCTTGTGTTGCTTCATACTCTGCATCTTGCTCTGCTTTAATGCGAGCTTCTTCCTGTGCTTGAGCTTCTGCCGCGGCTTTTTCTTCTTCCGCTTTTACTCTATCTTCTTCTGCATATTTCGCTTTTGAAGTTTCATAATCAGCTCTGCGTTGCATGTCGCCATGTACGCCACCAAACGCTGCATTGGTCACACCTGATGTAGTACCACCGAGTGCCGCACCTAATAATCCACCTGTAGTCGCTCTACGTAATACTTGTTGTTTAACATTCTCAGGTACTTCATCCCAATTACGGAATTTACCATTTTCATCGATAAGAGCTTGAGCTGCATATGCACCGAGACCTTCTTGCATTGCTTCTTCAGCACCTTCATTGACTCCGCCTTTGACCACATTTTTAAGTGTGCCACCTAAGCGTTTTCCAGCAGATGCCATGAAGCCCATCTTCTCAAGGTCTTCAATAGCTTGTCTAGAAACAGTTTTAGCTGCTTCCTTAGATAAACCCCATTTAGCAACTTGGTTCTCAATGTTGTGTGGAGTAATTTTGTTTGCTGCTGCACCGCCGATGAACGACATTGCAACTGCAAGGCGAGCTTCAGGTGATGTAGTGTCGATGCCACGTTGTGCTAATTCATTCGCAACCTGACCACCTACTGACATACCTGCGTAGGTAGGCATACTATTACCGATTGCTTGACCGGCAGCATTTACACCTTTCGATAATGTTTCTGCACCAACTGCAGATAAACCTTTACCAGCAAGTTTAGCTGTACCTTTGGTTAATAGCCCGAAACCTTTAGTACCTGCAATCATTTGTGCAGCTTCACCACCTAACATAAGCGGGTTATCGGCTGCAAACTTAGCGGCATCTTTATAGCGACCTGCTTCCATTAAACGATAGAAATATGCTTCACGGTCACGTTCTGCGTCGCTTGCCAAACCTTTGCCAAATTCTTCGCCCGATTTACCAACATACTCTAACCCTTTAGATACAATATTGTCGTTGCCAAATGCGGGTTTTAATAAACCGCCAGCACTAGTGAATAGCCCTGCTACACCTTCAACAGCATCACCAGCCACGTTTTTCAAACGGTCTACAACAGCGCTTTCAGCATCTTCTTTTGCTTGGAAGTTTGCGGCATATAGATTACGACCTTGATTGAAGAACGCGTCTTTTGTGCGTTGTAGTTGTTCGCCTGATTGTTGTGCCACATCAGGGTTAGCTGCAACATAGGTGTTCCACTTATTCTCTAAAATTGGGTCTGCGAAGTCATACTGACGCTCTGCCGTGCTCAATTTCATATAATCTTCACGTGTCATTCCACGTTCTTTGATTAATTTAGATAATGCAGATTCAGGGTCGTCTAACGGAGAGACAGCTTGTTGTGTCTGTTGTGGCTGTTGCGGGTCTCCGGTTTGCACTGTAGTGCTATTTAGTTCCGCTTCTCTACGTGCAAGTTCAGCTTCACGCTGTGCTTGTTCACGTGCAATAGCATCTGCATAGTAAGACTGCTTTAAATCTTCGGCTGCCTGACGACGGGCTAGTGCGTCATTGACGAGCGTTCTCATGGAACGATTCATGCCGTTTACTGATTGTGTCATAAAATCTCCAATAAAATGGGCTACCTAATTAGATAGCCCTTATTGTAATCGTAGTTGATTAAAATGTCATTTAAATTCCGTTAGGAACAATCATTTGTGCTCCACCATTTCGCCACTCATCAGGTCTGCGGATTCGATACCCGCCCAGCGAGTCCATGGTGTTGGTGTAGAACTGTTGCGGTGCGTCAGGTTGCAGTTGTCCAACAAGCGGATTACTCTGTGGTTGTGGTGCACCTTGTAGAGCATTCATCGTTGAAGGACCAGCATCAGGTCGTGGGCGAATATTATCTCCGCCACCATTGCCCGCCATTACTGGAACTGCTGTAGTTGGCTGACCATTCCACTGATATGGACCGCCCAATGTACCTGCAACTTTATTCACTGCGTTGTACATTTTACCAATAGACTGTACATAGTTCGGGTCCTCCGCGTAACCACCAGCTTTTAATGCTGTTGCATATGCTTGTGGAGACATTGCACCTTGTACGCCTTTATATCTACGACCCATCAACCCCACGAAATGATTGTAGTAATCTTGGTCGTTAGCAAAGTTACGGAATTGTCTGCGATTCCCATTATCGTTCGCCCACACACCTTGAACACCTTTACGGGTCTCCATGATGTTACCGTAGTTATGAGCACCTGCGAGTGATTGACCCCAGTTCGATTCTAGTGCCATTTGACCTAGAATGTTGAATGGGTGTGTCCCAAGTTGTTGTGCTGCACGTTCTGCGTATGGTAATTGTGCACGGAAGAACGCTTGCTGTTGTTGTAGAGTTGCCATTCTATTCTCCTAAAACCATTTAGTATCAATACCGGTTTTATTACCGCTAGTTGGTGTTTGTTGGTTTTTGCGACGCTCTGCTGCTTCACGGGCGTCTTGTTTACCACGTTCCTGTGAATTAGCGTACTCGTATGCAAATCTGATTTTTTCTTCGGGTGACATCTTAGATGCATCGCCATATTTGCCACGTTGCAAGTCGTACAAGATTTTAGCTGCTTCAGTTTCAGCTTTCATCGAATCTACGGTTGTGTCGTACATTTTGTCGTTAAACTTGTAGTCATAGTCATTGGCTAGTTTGCTACCGCTACCATCGCCTTTAATTGCTCCGTATATACTCATTCGTGCATATTCAGGTGCAATACCACTAATTCTCTGACCATTCACATTCATGTTGTATGAACCGTCTGAGTTAGCGGTTACAGAGCCGATGCCTAATGGTGTGTATCCAAATGCACTATTAGCTCGATAATCACCACCCGCAGTCATCGCTGTATCTAAGTTACGAGCTGCTTGTGTATCAGCTGCTTTAGCATACTCAGGGATTGTAATAGCCGCTGCCCCACGACCCTGACCGTTACGTAGCATTTCTTCTGAAATAGCTTGATAACGAGCTTCATCTGCTGATGCTCCGCCTTGCATAAGCTGTTGCATACGACCAGCAATGTTTTGCTGTGCTGCATATGCATTCATCTTGTCAGCACTTTGCATTGTTGCTGTTATGGTGTCAAGACCACCTAAGTCTTTCTTACCTTGCATGATTGAGCTAAATGCTAGCAACTCACCGAGAGATGGTGCTCGTTTAGGGTCGGCATATAATGCGTTCATCGCTCCATATTGTAGCCCGCCGTTATCTCCACCGAACTCTACTGGAGAGATTGTAATCTGTGCTCCACCCGCATTGTTAGGTGTGGTAAAGCCTGTAGATGGAATATAACTACCACGAGAACCAATCTGTAATGCTGTGTCTTGTGCAGGTTGTTGTGTTACAACTTGCTGTGTAGATGCGGTTGTTCTAGCTACAGGTGAGGTTGCACGTGTTGTAGTTGTTCTAGCTGGTTGTGCTGCAGGTTCTCCAGCTAATACACCAATGGTGTTTTGACGTGTTCCTTTCACGCTAGGCTGTGTAGTCGGTTCTTCCATCGGAATTGCACCGTAAGGACCTACCGCTTTATAAGTCCCTAACTGCTCCTTAGTTGGGTCTGCTACTTGTTCACCAGCTGCGATACGTAATGCGTTTGAAACTGGCTCGTTGTCGTAGCTAACCACCAAGTTCTTTTTATCTTCCGCTAGTTTACGTTCATATTCTTCGGGGCTTTCCTGTACGAGAGTACCATTTCTATATGCTTCAGAAACTTTAGGGTCTACCACATTATAGAATGGGTCAGTTTTGGACAATGCACTTCCATTTACAGTGTTAGTTGGTGTTGGAGCTGGTTTACCATTCAACTGTGCGATGCGTTCTTCTTCATCCATATATGGTGTGAGTTTAGAACTTAACGCATTAATGTACTCAGATGGTGCTTTTGCTCCATATAACATGCCAAGCAAATCTTCGTTTGAATAAATGCCGTGCCCCGGTCTATAACCCGGGAACATGCTGTTCCGTACTGACTCTAACGATACACCTTGTGTATTGTCAGGCAAGTTAGCATTGATACGTTCCATCTCTGCTTGTGCGACAGCATTGGCAACTTTATCAAACTCTGCACGGTTAGCTAGATTAGCTGCGGCATTTTTCTCACGTGTATCTGCGATGATTAAGTTCTCACGGTTATCCATATTTCTGTTGTATCTATCTAAGTTTGTGTGGTCTGCTCCACCTAAACGAGAGATACCTAAGAACGGCTTATTCACTCGATTGTAATCATCGATACGTTGTTGCTGTGTTTCTGCAGCTCGTCTGTCGAGTTGCTGTGCGGCTTTCTGTGCTTCAAACCACTCCTGTTCGTTCTGTGGAACACCTGTTACCTCAACAGGAATTGTCACAGGGGCAGATTGCACTACTGATGTTTCAACAGGTTTACCAGCCAATGAAGCTAGTGCACTTGCTTGCCAGCCGACTGGTGCTGATTCTGCTTGTTGTGCAATAGCAGGAGCAACAGTTTGTGTCGCTACCGGTGCTTGTAATCCACTACCACCCATATTTGACAACGCATTACCGCTGACACCTTTTACTACTGGCTGTTGTTGCAGCATAGAGTTAGCCATTGCAATAGCAATAGCATCTCGCTCCATCTCTGATAATGGAGCGCCACGCTCTGCTGACATCTGTGCTGCAGTTTGTGCAACTCTACGGTCTAATTCTGCACGTTGTTCAGGTGTCATATTATGCTCCTGTTGGGCGGTATGGAATACCTGTGCGGTTATTCTGATAACCAGTTAAATTTGTATTAAGTGTAAAACTACCATATGGACTATATGGTGTTGGTGCTACTGGTTGTGCTGGTGCACTGTAAACAGTTGGTGCTGTTGGCATCTTAGGTTGTGCAGGTGTTGTAGCAGGTGTTGTAGCAGGTTGCGTTACAACTGGAGTGCCCTCAACATTCTGTACTGATGTATTACTATTTACACCCTGTCCAACGTTTACATAGCCGTTGTTAAGCAAGCTCTTTTGCCAATCCATCAACTGACCACCGCCAGCCAACTGAGAAAGCATAGGGTTCATAATAGAGTTTCTATAATGTGTTCCTTCCGCTGTTCCTTGATTAGCAATATTCTGTGCAATGGCTGCTCGGGTAGCTGATGGGTTTGTGTATACAGATTTTTGGTAATCCATAATAGCTTTACCCATATTCATACCTGATGTCATGCCGTCGCCCCAAGCGTTACCAATACCGCCTAGGATACTTAAAAAGTTGTTAGAGCCTCCGAAAATACCATTTCCGGTCATCGCATAAGATGGCATTATCTACCTCCAAGAATAGACATAATGTTGTACTGTTGTGAATACATCGGGTCGGTCATCGGGTCATTGTTCTGAGTGCCGATGCCTAGCGACTGTGCTAGAGCATTAATCTCAGGTTGTGATAACTGAGGTGCTGGTCCGCCTAGCATCTGCTGTGTTAATTGATTGCCAATATCGCCACCTTGCGGCTGCTCCATTCCAACCAGTTCGTATGGGTTTTCAAGTGGTGGTACGCCCATGTTTTCCATCATAGCATCGCTGTCGCCTTGCATTGCTAATTGCAACATAGGGTCGTCGGCATATGCCATGTCGGTTGGAATACCTTGTCTATTCAATCCCATTAAAGATTCTAAAGAGTTCATTTTTTCTTGTTCTCGCAACATTTCGGTTGAACTATATTATCAAACTGAACAGATTTTGTCTCGTTCTGTCCAGTTTCTTTTAAGCTTCTACATACATTATATGGTGCACATTTATCTGTCATAGCAATCTACCTAGAATCCTGAATCTTCAGGTTGTGCAACAGGTCCATCAGGTTCTTTACTACCGCCACCACAATCGTTCTCACCTGCGTTCTTGCCTAGCCATAATGACAATACTACAGCAATCAATGCACCTAAGTTTGCCAAATCGCCTGACATCTTATCCGCTGTCTTACGATAACTCTCAGCAAGCCATGCGTAGTTTTTACCAGCAGATGTTAAGAAATCTGCACCTAATGCAGCAAATTTGTGGTAATTGTCATTGTGACTAGCATAACGAGTTTGTTGGATATTAATACCAGTTTTATCCATTGTCGCTGCAGAGCCGAATCGACCGTTACGTTGGTTCTCGATAAGCTCACCTGCTTTGAATAATAAGCCTTCGTTAATCTGCCATGCACGAGCACGTTCATCTTCACGGGCTTTATACAACGCTCCAACTGTTGTAGAAATTGCTGCGGTGGCAAGTGCAGTTTCAATACCGCAACATTGACGAGCAGAGTAGCGGTTTAAGCTCTTACACATTTGCTCACGTTGCTTTTTGGTTTGAGCTGCCACATCTGCTTTTATTCTAGCGGTAATCCCGTCATAGTCAGGTGTATAGCCGCAGAGAGCGAATGAACAAAGTTTCTCATGAATTGCATCGTTACATGCGTCCAACTGTTGAGCTCTACGTAATTCATCATCTCGTCTTGCGATGTTCCAGTCATACTGATTCTCCAAGTCGTTATCTGCCTTATCCGCTTCTGCAGCTTCATTAGGCATCTTGCCCCACAACTCGCGACCTTTATCGGCTAGTTGCTCGTTAATAGTTTTCCACTTATTCTCAGCTTCTTTTGCTTTATTAAGTGTTCCATTATCAGCAAACTTACCTAACAACGCCCCTAGTAATGAACCAATGGCAATCCACTTACCATCGTCCATTTTAGGTTGTCGTGGGTATTGGATAATATGGTTCGCATTAACCTGCGTAGAACCTGTACCTGTTGCTTCACCTTTTTCAACATACGCTTGGTTTACACCACATGATGATGCACAAGTACCCTGATTTTGGTTCTTGTTATTATTGCTTGTTTCTACTTGGTCTTTATTGCCAAGTGTTGAATCTACCATTATTTACCTCCTAGTAAGCTCTCTCTTGAGCTTTCTAAGTGAATCTCATCTACTCTAATTGAGCCAATAATACGTACCGCCCAATCAATTGCTTTATACCGTCTAGGGAGTAGGAATGGTTTATTGGAATAAACTTTCTTCCGGAAATACTCTCTGCCGTCTGCATAGATAATAACAGTAACTGATGGTCTATTTCCAATTAAGTGTGAATAGTGTTGTTGGAACTCAGGATATTTGCAGAAAAATGCTTTGTCATCTGCATATGGATTCTGTTTACGCCATTCTTCGTACTTAATCTTAGCTTCTCTATGACCGCGTGGCATGATGTTATCAAAGTCAGGTGATACCACTTTACATGCAACAGGTCGCCACATTCCAGCCATCATCTGTGTCTGTGATTTCCAATCATACACAGCATTTTCACCTTTGCCCCACTCATAGATGTGTCCGTTGTTTACAACAATAAATGGGCTGATTTCATCGGTATAGCCGCGTTGAACCGCTACATTGTGTGTTGAGAAGTCGCTGTCTCTACGCTTATCTGAACCAATCTGTAGGATAAATCCACCATCTTTTGTGAATCCGAAAATCCTATCGTCGTGGTATGTGAGTCGTACTGTACGAGGCTCGTAGGCTGACCACTCGTTTTCAGTGACAATCTCGCCTGTGATTAGCTGTTCGCCTTGCGGTGAAATTGTTACTAAGCCTTGCTCTGACGAATAAATTACTTCGCTGTCTACTTGGCAAACGTTGTTGAAGTTTACGCATTTATAACGCTGTTCAATCTCTGCAATTTCTACCTGATTAGGGTCATCTGTAGCAACTGAATAATGCATACCTTCTGTGATTGCAATGAGTGTGTAGTGCACGTCTCCTTCGATACGTGGCGTGACCTCATACATTCCTCTAATTCTGAAACGTAGTCTGTACTCGTTATTCAGATTATAGGCGTGTGGGAAGTTATACTCTGAAACCCAAAAATGTTTGTTACTCCAAACAATCGTTAGGTTATCTCCGATAGCAGCTACACCTTCTAAACACTCCGGTGGAGCATCATGAGTGTCAGTTGATAACTCACATGAAAAATCGCATGGGCAGTTATTGTCATAGAACTCAGTCTGGTTAATTGGTGTTTCACCTACCATCAACCATCGTGCATTGTTCTCGTTGTCACTGACTGCTCTGTACCATCTGCGAGCTACTGCATTTTCAGGTGGTGTGTCTACCACTGTTACTTTTGCTGCATCGCCCCATTCGATGTCTACCACTTCCGATGGTTTAGATTGTGCCGATTCTTCTCCACATGCATTGATATATGTGAATAAGTATGCAGTTGGAACTGGCGGGTGTGGTACGTTGTCGCAGTCGTTATCTGCGATACACAGTGGCTTAATCTTAGTTTTAGGACAGCCAGCTTTAGGCATCTTCTCTAACCGCACTTCTGCGTTTTCAGGGCGTTTAATACCTACTGGAATAGGGCATTGTTTAGCTAAAATACGCTCTGCAGACTGTCTGTATAACTTACCGTTCTCAACGAATAAAAATGTTGTCTCGCCTAACTTTCTTGTCCAGTCAGGCGTTGTAAATACAAGTTTGTCCCATGCAATATACAAAGAGCCAGCTCTGTGAATAGATACTGGCTCACCTGTAAATAATTCTCCGCAAGAGGTCAGTAACCGCATACCTGTATCTGATGGTAGCTTGATTGGTCGTAAATGATTACCATAGATGTCCAAGTTGTTTGCAATTACTGATTTACCTTCGGGCAGTGATTTATCTGCGACTTTCGGAACTAACCCAAAAAATTGAGCAATTCTCATTTAGCCTGTTCTCCCGATGCCTACAATAGCACCATTAACCATTAATTTAAGTACCGCTTTGCCTGATGTTGGCGGTTTAGGGATTTCTACAAAACCGTCTGCTGCAGTTGTGTATGGTCCAAGTGTTACGCCTGACATTGCAGGTGATTGGATTGTAAAAGCAACATTTGGTGCACCAAATACATAAGCATTTGCGTCTGTCTCGATATATTGGAATGAATATCCGACATCACCTTTATCGCCTTTAGCTCCAGTGTCGCCTTTGTCGCCTTTCGGACCTTTTAAACTAGATACATCGACAGAGATGATACTGTTATCTGACATCACCAGTTGTAATTTGCCATCAGTGATATTAGCGTTAGTAATCGACTTGCCGTCATCACCTTTGTCACCTTGTACACCTGCGTCACCTTTAGGACCTTGTTCGCCTCGTGCACCTTTCGCTACTGGTAATACGCCAGCACTGCGAGTTGTTCCATCGGTTAGTGTATACATCAGCTGACCGCTTGCGGTAATTGTAAACGATGCTAAACCGACTCCGGCTTCACCTTTTTCACCTTGTTCACCGCGTAATCCGCCAGCTGGTGCTGCTGCGTTACCGCCATTCGGTACACCTTCACCGCAGCCGCATCCGCCACAATCTTTCGCAAATAACTCTTTGCAATCTACAGAAAGTGTGCGTGTACAAGCATCATATTTTAACGGTGATTCGACATTAATACCGAGTGAGTTTGCTACGTCTTTAATTACTTGTAGAGTATCCCACTCATAAGTAACCATTGTATTGGATTTAATACAAGTGCATTTAGCACTCATTGTACGGTCTAACTCAAATACATCTTCATCGATACCGACTACTTTTGCAACTTCACAGCAGCCATCACAGCCTTTAATTCTCACATAGAAATACTGACCGTTGATGATTGGCGGGAAGTGTTTAGCGTGACCTTTTACAAGATGTAATCTATTGCTCTCAATGTCCAAAGGACGGGCGGTAAAGCCAGTCCCTGTTCGGTCGCATGTTAGCGGAACTAATCCAAGTTCACAATTTGCCATTTATCCCCCTTAGCACTTGTTAGCACAGATAAACTCGCGTAATTGTACCGAGTTCCAATCTGCAACAACACAGCTTCCGCATGGGAAGTTCTTGCGGCCTTTTCCTAAAATATCTCGTTCTACAGCAATCTTACCGTTTTTGATTTCGCCTTCTTTGGTATATTTGACGACTTCATAGCGGTCAAGATATTTGATTGTTAGGTAGATGTGATTGCCTTCTACCATATCATTCAACTTTTTAGCTGCTGCAAATGGGAGATTAATTGTGTCGGATGTGGTTTGTACATGACCTACTACTTTAGTCTTGAAACCATCGATAAACTCTAACATGTTTCGCTCCCGTTGATTGCTGTGATATTTCCACATTCATTTACAGTGACCGAAGTGCCGCATGTTACAACGAACGTTTGTGGTGTGATGTTTGTACAACCACCAGCACAGCTCTTAACAAACTCGCATAATTGCTGTGGATTCCACTCTACACATGCACAGCTGTCTTTACCGAACGATTGTGCGGTTGTGTTGTCTTGTGCACGTTCAACAGTTAATACATCTCCAGCACGTGCTACAACCTTAACAACTTCCATAACACCACCGTTACGGAGTGTTAAATAGAAGTGCTCTTGGTCGTTGATGCGGAATTTGCTACCGTCACCAACTGGTAATGTAATTTGTGTGTCGGTAGATGTAATCGCCTTAGCGAGCTTTGTACATCTGCCCCATACTTTAGTGTTTAACATTCGCTACACCCCGTATCGCATGTTCCTGTTGGTTGTTCGATTTCTTCATCGTACTGAGGTACTGCACAGCAACCAGTGCTATATTCAATACCACCACAGCCTTCTTCGATTACCGGAGTGCTGTCTGCAACGATGGTTTGACATCCCGGAATGTATAAAAGCACGTGTGTGCAACATTCACCATTTACATAGATGTCGCCTTCATAATAGCCTTTCGGCAGTGATTTGAACCCGTCACCCCAAGCGAAGCAAACGCCATTTTCTTGGTCTACTCTGTATGGAGTAATTTTAAGTAGAACTTTACAGAAACCTTTTCTGCGGATATCCATTCTTAAACAAGTTCTGATTGCTGGAATTGGACGACCATTACACCCCATTTGACGGAGTGAAAAGCAACGTTCAATTTCGCCAGCTTGAATTTTAATTGTGTTAGATGCACAAGTTGTTGGCGGGCACTTCTTCTCCTCGCAAGGGTCACAAGGGTCGCAACATACTTCTTCATACTCCGGTGCGATTGGTAGACATTGATTTCTACAACATTTCGATTCCGGAGCGTTGCCAAATACTATAGCCATAATCGTCCTCTACCGCTTCTTCCAAGAAAGCTAGCTCCGATAATTCTACGGGCTTTGCCACCTGTCTTGTCTATTTTAGCTTGTTGTAATGCATTAAACCAGTTTGTTTGGAATAACGTTACTTGTCTCAATAATGCGTCCTGTTCAGGTAGCATTGCCAAGCGTACTAATGTACCGTATAAAATAGCCTGCATGTAGTCATCATAAATAAAATCAGGTACATCACAGTCGTCACGACCGATTGCCCATACATAATCTACACGCAGTTTAGTTGGTTTATTACGCGGATTATTAAGAACGATAATAGGATGCTCACCACGACGCAGCTCTATGGTGTAATCTGCTTCTTCGCCTTGTACAAGTGGATTCCAGTTTTCTCTGCCACTACAACGCAAAGGACTTTCCATCACTGATGTGACTTTTACAATTCTACGACAGTCAGGAACTTCTAACATGTAATCGCCAACCTTCTCTTGTGTTTCTACATCTAATGTGTCAGAAGCACAACGAGACTCTCGCATAAACTCTACGATAGTCTCTCTGATTGCGTGTTGAAGAATCTCTTGTGGAATGAACGGTGCGTAGGCGAGTACGAACGGTTCAAAATCTTCGATTGTTTTCATTATCTAACCTGCCGTGCTAATGCTTCCATTCCGCTAGATAATTGCAGTAATTGAATGGCTTTATTCCAATGGCTGTCACTGCGTTCTCTGTTGGCGTTATCTTCGATGTCTACACCCCATGCATAATACAACATGAACTCAAACACTGCAGCTTCTGCATCTGCACCTAAGTCGATTGAGCTGTCCTCACTGGTAACATCAGGCGGTATGTAGCATGAAATCACGAGGGTAGCGTTAGTGCCAGCCGGTACTGGCGGGTCTACTACGATTTGACGAGGGTTATCCTCGCTATATTCATAGCTTCTTAATTTGTATTCTGTATCGCCTTTAACCTTACCTTTACACACCGGTCTGCCAAGCGTAGGGTAGTAGGTAAGTTTTGACTTTCTAGCGATGGTCTTTACCACGCCATTTTCATCTGCTAATCCCCATACTTTAATATCGGATTCGCATGAAGTGGGAACATCTTGTAATGCTCCCTCTACTAATTTTACTTCTGTTTTGCGAGTGAACTTGTCTCGCTTTGTGATGGCAACGATACTAATTGCACGTTTGAAATACGACAGCAAGTCCTCTTTTGTCCAATGAACATAGGACTCATCTTCATCGTAATCGGATAAGTATCTTGATACATCTTCAATTAGAGTTCTTGCTGTGATTGCCATTACTTATCTGCTCCGAACATAGCTTTTGCTGCTGCATGTACATCAATTCCACGCATATCTGCACGTTCTTCTTCGGTCAAGTTCATTCCACGTTGTTCCATGTTTAGGGATTCAGGAAGTGGAGCTTCATTAGGCATCATTAGTTTTGCTGATTTACCTTCTGTTTTCTTGCGACGATTAGGTGCTGCGGTCATTGATGGCACGGTTTCACGATGTCCATCCATGATTACTTCTACATCTTCGATGGTTTCAAAATCTGTTGGAATTTGTACAGAGTCGCTTCCGTAATGTTGGTCAGCTAACATTCTGCGTTCTTCCTGTTTACGATTCATCTCTTTAATCGCAAACTCTAAATCTGTTTGTGTGTAAACAAAACGACCTTTAAGGTGTTTGATTGATTCTGTTGTGAATGTAGGATTTGGGACTACATAGCCGCTTTCATCAACGAAGGCTAGTGGTTTACGGTTTAATTGCATTTTTGTTTTCTCTTGTAGTTAATAAAAAGGCAGGGTCTAGCCCTGCCCTCGTACTTGGCTTATGCTGGTAAGCGTACACATTGTGGGTCCGGGTAAACAGTCTCACATGGAGCTTGGTAGCATGAACAACCGTGTTGGTCGTTGTGGTTTTCTACCGATGCTGATACTGTGAAACATGCACCTGATAATGAACCCTCTTTAATCTTAATAGTGATGTCACCATTAGATTGTAAGAACTCAGTTGAGCGTAATACAGTGTAGCCTTCTTTTGTTAAATCAACATCGAAGGTTTCAACTTCGCGAGTGTTTGCTTCAGCTAATGCTTTTTCTGCATCTGCTACAGCTTTTTTAGCTGCAGTTACAGCTGATTTTAAGCCTGCGTTTGTTGGGTCTGTATTAGCTTGAGCTTGTGCTTTCGCTAATTTATCTTTAGCATCTTTTACTTTGTCAGCTAGTGCTGCTAAGTCTGCTGGAGCATCGCCTGCAATACCGTTTAAGATAACGGTGATTTTGCCTTCTGCTAACGCTTTTTTGTTGTGTAACACGATGTTATTAACAAAAGAACCAGCTGCTAATAAGATAACACCTAACTCGTCACCTACTGGTAATACGCCTAAACCTTTTTGGCGATACCACATACGCATGTGTTCATGACCATCGTCATAGTAGAACTGCATGGTTTTGTGGCGAGTTTTTAAGTGAGCTGCATATTCAACGTGTTGGTCTGCTGGGTCTAAACCTGCATCCCACATTGCATCGCCTTGAGATGCTACGTTGCGTTTGTTACCACCAAGATAGATATTGTACTTAGCCATTGTCTAACTCCTTACTCGATTTCGATGGTTGCGTATAACACAGCTAATTTTTCAGGTGTTAATACATCGAAGTCATAAATGGTCAAACCACGCCAGTATTTATCGAAAGAACGTGGGTCTTTGTCGATTACTTCTTGGTTTGTTAATTGAGTGATGAAACCAACCGCTTCTTTGAAACCAGCTAAGATTAAGAACGTTTGTTTGTTCACTTGCGGGTCAAAGTACATAGGCATGTTGTTGGTGAAGTACACTTTGAAACCAGCAACATCTAAGAATTGTTGGCTTAAAAGGATTGCTTTACCAGTGCCTGCTGCACAAGCGTTGTTCAATAACGGATTGGTATAGAACAAGGTTTTCGCCATTGTAGGTAATACAACGTAACGACCTTTCTCTGGAACGTTTTGCTCGTCAAGAACGGTAGATAAATGAGACAATTTAGTTAAAATTGTTTCTTTGTTTAAGGCAACAGGCTGACCTAATTGACCTAAGTTGTATGCACCTGATTTGATACCAGCTTTGATACCTTTGTTGTAAGGGTCAGCTAGTAACGGAACTTCAGTTAAGATTTCACGGTCGATGTGTTGGCGTAACAATAATGTACTGTTTTCCATGAACTCATTAACATATTCTTTAATGTTACAAGTACGTTTTTCATCAACGTATGAAAGTTTTAAGTTCCAGTATTTACCACGTTTAACAACCATGGTTTTTAACTCAGTGTTCAATGTAGAAACTTCTAAGTCTTGGTTGTTAATGTAATCGAAGATTTCACCCACTGGTGCTACGCGGAAAGTAACTTGGTCGCCACACTGTTTCAATTCAGCAGGGATAATATCCTGAGAGGTAATAGACCCTGCGATTGAGTCAGCGTAGAAGCGAGCTAAGAACGCTTTTGCATAGATAGGGGTGTTTAGTGCATTATACACTTGATAACCACTTGCTGACGGTAAAACGCCACCCGGTTTGTTTTGCATTTAATAACTCCTACGTTATCGGTTTGTGTTTACTCTACCCTCTACCATCGCGGCATTAAACTCATCTGTGATACGTTGATACTTATCCCATGAAAGTTTACCTGCTTGGAAGTTAGCGGTAGCTCGCTCGAAGTCCGACATCTTGAGCACTTTCTGTCCACGTGGTGCTGTAACAGGTTGCGTAGTCTGTGAACGACCCGGTGCAACTTGTTGCGTTTGTGGTTGAGAGCGTTGGCGTTTGCCTTTAAAGTCCTCAATCACTTCCACCACTTGCTTCATATTACCTGATTGTATACCGCTTTGTACTACTTGTGCAATAGTTACTGTACCGCCAGTATACGGAGCAGGTTGTTTTAAGTAACTTTGCCACTCGTTAGAGAACGCAACTTCATCCAAATCCGGAACAGCTTTACGTAATTCGGTCTCAAACGCAAACTTTTGGTTTTGGTCGTTGATACCACGTTGTGCTTCCAGCTGACTGGTTACGCCATCTAATTTTTGTTGCAAAGGTACTACCGCACGTTGATACAAGTCATTAGCGACTCTACGTGCGATACTTTGAATGTATGGGTTTGCGTCCCCATAGTCGGCTTCAAATCTTTCATCTACAGCAAGCTCATCATCTGTATACGCCAGTGTTGGGCGATGCTGTTCAGCTGGCTGTTGCTGACCGTACTCACGTTCATAGTTAGCACGTACTGCATTCTCATACATTTCTGCACGAGCTTTCGTTGCTGCTAATTCACGTTCTAATGCGATTAATCGGTCCTCATTAGAGACTGTTGCATTTTGTGTTGGTTCAGCTTGAGCTGGCTGTGTTAGACCTGCAGGTGCTTCCTGTGGTAATTCATCTTCATCACCAGTTAAATATTCTGAAATATCAACTTCATCGTCTTGAGGTTGTTCAGTACCTTTAGCTTGTTCTTCAGATGCAGGTTGGGAAAACTGCTGGTCTAAGAATTGGTCTAGTTCACTTTGTGTTTGGTCGAAGTCTGCCATTCGTTATTTCTCCAAATCGGCTTTTAGTTTTTTAAGGATTGATACGCGACCACGCAGAAACTCATTCGCTTCGCTGTTCTCGTACAATTCACGTTCGCGTTCTAATTCTTCTGAGATATACTCTTGAAGTAATCGAAACGCAGGAACTGTTTTCAGCATACGGACGATGCCGTCAATTTTTACTTGACTAGCCATATAATCTCCTATTCAACGCGTTTGTACACGGTCATGTCGATTAATGCTTGTTCGTCATCTGTGCCGTCATTTCTGAACTTATACGTTCCCGGTAAGTTAATCTCTAGTGGATTATCCTTACTTAAACTTAATTGAACTGGCTTACCATCTTTGATAACCTCAGTCCATAAGTAATCTTCCATTCGTTTGTCGCAGTTTGCTGGAACACCACGCATTAAGGTAAATGAAGAATCAGTTGTACCACGTAACATGGTAGCGACTAATTTCTGCCCTAACTCTAAGTGTGAAACTGCTGATTCATATTTACTCATCGATTCGCTCCAACTCGTCATCGAATAAAACACGTAGCACTGATTTAACTGCATTTACTGCGATACGGTTTTCTTCACTTGCTGTTGTATCTTCGTACGCATCACGGGTTAAATTTAACTCGCGAAGTAATACGTTCTTAATTTGTCCCGCATCAGCAGAAGAACGGAAGCGTCTAAATGCTCCAGCTTCTTGCTGTGAAACTTTAGTTTTTGCCATTATTAACATCCTCCTGCTTTATTAGCAATGATGGCTTGCACGTACTCAGGTGAAACTTCTTCAAAAATTACATCTACCCCAACAACAGCGTTGGCTAACATGGTCATCTTTGAACCCACAGAAATTTGGTACTCGCCCGGAGGAAGAATTGGGTCACATGCATCAATAGGAAAATCATGTAAGAATGTACTAATTGTACACCCATTTTGACATTTTACCACACGCTGAACACAAATATCTAATGGTGCTCCGCACGGGTCCTCATGCATAAGGTGCAATACTGCCGTCTTTAACAAGGTAATATTCTGTGGTTCTGATTCCACCGAATGTGAATCCACAATAGCGACATCGAAGTGAAGCTGGTAACAACTCACTACATACCTCCCATTGGTGAATTAGGTGTTAGACTATTTTGGTTCGCTATTGCTTGACCTGCACTAGCGTTCCGACCGTCAATAGTACCACCTTGATACAGCGGGTTCAAACTTTGAATATCTTGCGTTACAGCAGACTGCAAATCAAAGTCAGGGAAAATTCCCTCGGTACTGATACCGCTAACCTTAAAGATTTGGTACAACAAGCGTTGAATTGCCGCTGGTGGAACAATCGGTTGTCCGGTGTTAGGGTCTACCACTTGCATATATGAGCTTAATGATTGTAGTGCCCATTGTAGTTTAGACTCTTGCGATTCTTTCTCCACAATACCACTTACACCACGTGCATGTACTCGGATGTCACCTTTAATGGTCTCATCTAGTGAATACATCAACTCATAGTCAATATACGATTGAACAACTGGCTCAATGATATTTTCTTCAAGCACTCGTAAAGCAAATTTAACTGATTTACTTGCTTGGTTTAATACCATTGCCACACCGCCCGATGTGCGTCCCAACGTACCAATATTTTCTGTCGAACCAAACGCCACACGTGGAATACCGATTGTCTCATAGCCATATTGCATGAAACGCTCGAATACATTTAACAGTTGGTGTGAAATATCAGGTACAGTGTAGAAGTTGTAAGCACGACCTTGCATACCAATCACGGATTTAACCTCGCGAATAGTATTAGGTAGGATTACATTTACATCTTCATCGTCAATAACACGGTCGGATTCTACCTCACCCAATACACCTGATGCGAGACCCATGTTACGTACCATTGCTACGATTGTTGCTGTACATACACGTTGTACATCGCGTAGACGGGTAACTGGACATTCACCCCAAAATGCTCCCGGGATTGGTTCAAATGATGCTACATAGAATGGACGCTGACCTGCTGGGTCAGGGTTTAACACTGCTTTAATTACAATGTCATTAATTGTCCAAATCTCTGCTTCGTAAGAAATGTCAGGAGAGCCTACTTCAACACCGAACTCCTCGAGTAATTCGCCACGGATTGCCCCATAGAATCCCACACAGTCATAAAATCCTTGAGCGTCGTCCTCAAGTCCAATGGCATATTGGTCTGTGTCTACTTCAGGGTTATGGTCCTTGCCGTCCTCGCGTTCTTCGAGCCAGCCTGTCGGATGTTCCTTCAATACTTGACGGATTCCCTCGCCATCGAAGCCCGGTGCAGAGTAGTACCCCACTAATTCAGAACGTGAGCATTTGCGGATTTCCACAACATACTCTGCGTCTTGTACGGACTGTGCGTTTGGTGCTGGGTAGAAATCAAACGGAGAAATGTTTTCTACTGCGCGAATTAACTTACGCTCCACAACCATACGTTGTCCATTCCAACGCTTCCACGGTTTCATCACAACCGCAGGGGTTTTCATAATAGCAGCAGGATACACCACAAAGTTATATATAAAATCACCAAACTGGCGTAACCAATCAGCATCATGAAGTTTGTCCTGAATTAATGAATCCATTTTATCAGCAGCAATAGCAGCTAATTTCTGCTGTTCTTGTAATGCTGCGTTCTTGAGTGCCTGACCTTGTTCCGCTGCTGCTTGTTCAAGCATGTCGGAGGTCATCATCGGCATCTGTTGGAGTTGTGCCATCACTGCCTGCAGTACATTCTTAGTCTGTGCTTCGTCTAAGTCTGCTTGCGGTGTTGCTTTAATGACAAATGGGTTCTCAATCGAGTTAGCAAATACATCACGAATGAGACCCACAATACCCTTAACAATAGGTGATGTAATGTTAAAATTAACATCGATGTCAGGGTCAAGCGTTTCACAGGCGAGTAATTCCCCACGAACTTGGCGTAAACAGTCTAACAGGATGTCATACTGCTCGCGTTTCGTGTCTTTAGCAATCTCGAAGCGGTCACGGACATACTGCCCGAGTTCTTCTACTAATCTGTCGTGTTTCTTACCCACCGTTCACCACCTTATTTATGTGCTGGTGTTTTACCACGATTACTGCCTACTGGACAGCCGTGTGGTGGTCGTTTACCTTGACATGGCATACTACTTTCTCTCCTATTTTAGATAAATCTTGAATGTCGTCTTGAACTTCTGTTCGAGCTCGACTTACTCATCCGGCTGCTAATATTAATACCTAATACCATATATTGCAATGCATCGGCTAAATCTGATGTCCAACCTTCGTGAGATTTAGTCGGTGTATCTCGAACAACATCGTTCTTCCCGCGTACATTCTCATAAATGTAGTTGTATTTTAATGCCTCAATTAAAAATTTGCAATTTTTTGTGATTTGCAGTAGAGGCTGCCCCATTGAGTCTAATTTTGTCAGTCTCTGTTTAACTGCTTCAATCCGTGGCTGAAGTTTATTTGTACCCGGACTCTCAATCGGAATACCATTGTTTAATAAGATGTCATATGGTGACACATCAACTGACTGAGCTTGTACAAGACCCGCAGGGTCGCCCCACGCCCCCTCGACCAAGTTATTAATGTATCTGCGTCGAAGTGTCGGCTTAATGTGCTCAACTGTCAGCGTCTCAATAGACATGTCTTCACCCATTACCTCATCTACTATAATAAGACGACCACCTGCAGTCATTGTCCCTACAAGACACACTGGTGTACGACCGAAGTCGAAGGATAAATAAAGTGGAGCACCTGCTGGCACATTAAACTGGTCGATGACATGACGGCTCTCGTTGAACTCAGGGAATACTACTTTACCCGTCACCAAGTCCGCAAACTCACCTTCCACATATGCCTTAATTTTCTGCTCCTCGCCCCCGAGCATTGCATAATAGTAGTTATACCCACCGGGCAGGTTCTCAATATTCTCCGCCATCGGGTTCGGGTCCCATGACCCATCAGGCTGTCTTAGTAGAGCGGGCGGCTGTCTGAATAACTCAAAATATGGACGACCCATGCGTTCAGACATCATCTTGAACTCATCATCCTTATCTCCAAGATACCATCTATATAACCAGTGATTTTTAAGTGGACCGTTCGTTGCCCCAAATAGTCCAACCCACGTCGCCTTACCAAACCGACCTGACGGATAACGCCCAAGACGACGGTCAATCGCAAATACTAACGACTCAGGGAACTCTGACAACTCATCGATAAACCCGAATGTCGGCTCACACCCCAGCAACTTATTCTGTGACTTCTCATCGTCAAATGACAAGAACTCCACATCAAAGTGCACCTTAGTGCCATCATTTAACTCAAACCGTGCGTGAGCCATCATTGGGAAACTCCCCGTGCGGAATGTCATCAAGTTACCCACCATTGTCTTAAATGACGGTATAGTAGTCGAGCGTAACATTGAGTTAGTATTACGTGCCACAAGTGCACGAGAGTATCTTACCCCATCTGCTGCTGGCTCTTGCATAATAGCCTGTAACAGCAATGTCCATATAATTCCTGAGGTCTTGGCACTTCCTGCGGGGCCTATGCAGAACTTGAGACGGGCGGGACTGAGTGCCATTCTATGCAGTGTCGGGTACATATAATAGTTAAATCCGATGTCATTCTCACCCATGACTGGCTGCTGCTCATCAACAGGGGCATAGTTCTCACCCATCTCGCTGGCGTAGCCAATCTCATCGGTGTGTGACGGGGCGTGATGTCCTGACACCGCACCACGTACAATATCTTCATCACTTAACATCAATCACCTCGATACTCTTCTTAATATCCGCCACGCGTCTTAGTGGTCGCTGCTCACCTGCAGGTAGAGGCGGAATAAGTCCCCCGTTCTGCCCGAGATTAACATTGAGCACGAGCCCGCTCGCCTGCGGCTTATTACTCTCCTCACCTGTGCCAAGGCGACCTGCTTCAGCCACCCCTGCCACCTGCATTACGAGTTTTGCCGCATTAACCCTGTCGTTGTCACGAGCACCCATCTTAATGATGTCATGCAACTGCTCCAGCGACTGCTCTGCAATTAATCTTGCTTTAAGTTGTATAAGTGCGTTCGGTGATGCCTCAACTAATGCACGAATCTCCCTCATTTCTTTTTTAAATGAAGGCAACTCTACAATTTCTTCAAATTCTTCCGCACTCACGTTGTGGGTATCACAAACCTCGACGACGCGACCCGGACCATATAAAATTAAATCACGGACAAATTCTGAAATGTGAATATGCTTATACATTCCATAAATCAGTTCTTCCGAATATTTCTGTTCATCATTCATTTGGGTTTCTCTCTATGGCATTTCAACAAGTACACAAAGGTAAAACTTTTAATCCCGGAGCAACATTCCCGGAATATTGTGAATTTGAGAACTGTGTGTTCTACGCTCAGTGCAAGTTCGAGAAAGGTTGCATCTTTAAAAACTGCCGCTTCTTAAAGTGCTGCCCTAAACATTATAGCAATAAAAATAGCGAAGTTAAGGAAGCCATCCTCGAAAATTGTTATCTTGAGTATATCACTGTTGATAAAGATAGCCTAGTGGTGAATTGTGAGAAGGGTGCACGTGCGATTGTAAAAGCCAAAGAAAATCCAGCTCCACAACAAGTCGGCAGCTCTGAGGACTTCTGCTTGTGTTACTGCGTACAGCCTACATGTAATGCGGGTGTGAGTATTGCACCGGTAGAATCGGGCAAACCTGAGGTAAAAAAAGTGCTGAACGACTGCAAAGAAAAATGTTCAGTTACAGGGTTCAGCAAATGAAAAACAACATCCAAAATACTTTTTACTAAGGAATTGTAACGTATAGCTTACACGCTACAGTTCCTATTATAGCTTTATGCAAATGTTGTTGCAATAGCCTTGCATAAATTAATGAACCCGTCATGGCTCATTGTCTTACGTGTATTAGCAATGGCAGAGCACACGAGAATCAATTCTCCATTATGCCCTTGCATTGGTACTACCCCCGATGGCGACACATCCATTGTGAGCTTCACCCTATCCGGAAGATAATAACAATAGCCGTTCTGACGGGTATATGCTTCACAACATTGTTGAGTACCTGCAATCACACGTTCCTGACCACCAGTAAATAATGTGGTGAAGTGTTTAACGACTTCAATCGGGAGTTGGTGTGCCGCTGCAGTAATTTCAACAAAGGTATCATCCACTTTATTTGTGTTTGAGCGAGCTGCAATCTCACCTTTCTTTTGCAATGATTTAATTTTGTTTCTTATGTTATGGAAGCTACGCCCCATTTCAAGTGCAATATCTTTTGCTGAAAGATTAGCGTTCCATAATTGAATCAGTCTTGCGACATCTTGTTCTGTAAATTTGGTAGGCATGATTTATTCCTCTTGTTTAAATGTATGAGTAGTGTACCAGTGTCGGTGTGTACTTGCAAGGGGTTATTTTATGATGTCGGTAAGATGCAGATGCGTACTGTATAAATACAGCAGATGTATATTGTACAAGTACAACAAACATAAAAAAGCCCCTAGAAAAGGAGAACTAGGGGCAGTTTAGCTTTTAAAAGGAAATTCTCATAAAATAGTTTAAAGTCTAGAAAAGAGGCTAAAAACAGGTGTATTGTGGCATAGGTTTGGGATTTTGTCAAGCACTATTTTCGAGCTGCAAACAGATGCAATATAAAGGGGGTGGGGTGGCTGGGCAGCAGCACTTTTCAAGACATTAGGCGGGATTGGACAGTAGGGGGGGTGTCGGTGTTGGGCGGTGATGCAGATGTCGGAGCAAAAGTGCGTCGGTGTGGAGACACCTTTCACCCACCCGAAAAATGGACTCTATATCTAAAGGTGACCCCTTTTGATAGCAAAACCCCGACACACTTTCGCACCAAAGTTCCCATAGGGGGGTATCTGCGTCGCTGCCAAACTCCATAGCTCCCACGCTCCCTGATAATAAAACTCAATAGCCTTTTGCCCTTCACTTCTTCATCGCTTAACGCTAACGCTTCTTCATTGTGTTGGCGTGTCGCTTGCCTTGCTCTTTGGTCGTCCTATCATTAAAGCAAATTGGAATATTGCAAGCTTTTGCAACTTCACGCCTTAACAAATTTCCACGCTTAACTACTTAAATGAGAATAATTCCCAATAAAGTGAAAATTTTTTGTAGCTAAATGAGAATTGAAAAGTGTAGCTAAATGAGAATAGCTCTCAATAACGTGATTTTAAAATTAAGCTAAATGAGAATTGAAAAGTGTA